GAGATATCGACACTTGTTGAACTATACATTTGGTTCATTGCGGTCCCGCGATCGCTACTGTATTGAACAGGTGCTTGCGGTCTCATCTTACAATCCCACCATTATCATTAACTGCTCGTGTCCTACGCCCGCACTAATTAAAAGAATCAATACGATCCATTTCAATTGTTCTGGTGTTGGGTTTGCTTCTATTTTCATATTAAGTTCCTTACATTGAATATATTCCAAGTAACTCTACTTTAATATTAAACGCTTGCGTTTTGTTTTGTCCAGCATCAAAGAATGCGTTCAGTGCCCTAATACCCATGATACCACATGGAATATCGTATACTTGTGTGCTGGTCAATCCTGCACGACCACCAATAAAGTGACGTCCGAGCATGACTGGATGCGATGCATCTCCCGTTGCAACAGTCAAATCATAAGGTGGATTATCCTGTTCATCTCTCGCCAACGCTATGACTTCATCATCTTTAGAAGAAATACCTAAAGTTGGTGAAAGCAACTGCCTTAAAATGTTTGAATCAGCAGGTTGGTCATCAGAATCATTAAACGTGTTAGAATCAGGTCTAATTTGCGAACGACTCTCTAGATACAACTTTTGGATTGAATCGTCAGTAGATCCAGAATATGAGAGTTTAATATGATTTAAATCTCCATCGTCCGCCTTCAAAGCGGTATAATCCCATGTACCCATGGTATAATCGCCGCCACCTGCAGACTCCAAATGCTGCGGTGTCATAAAGGAGCCAGGGGTTCCGTCCCAAACTGGACGAATCGTCTTTGCGTAAGCTCCACGCTCAGACTTTAAAACTCCTTGTTGTTTGAACATATTTTCTCTAGCCGCATGAGCCTTTACCATTGCGTTCCTAAGTACCCAAGTTTGGGCCGCTCCTGAAAACTCCGCTACTTGAACCAAATTCTCATCCTCTCCAAAGAGAGCATTATAAGTTGCGACTGATACAGCCGGCGAAACGGTTACAGCACATCGATAAACAAGTGGAACACCCTTAGAAGTTGTGTGTGCAACATTGTGACGATTTATTGCAGCTAGATCCCGAACCACATTGATCGGGTCTTGTGAAGTCCACGCCGCCGAACTTAACGCCCCCGTTTGATAATATAGGGTTCTATTCGTTGGTATTTTAATCGCAGTAGCTTTTTTTGCCATAGCCCTCGGAAGGAGCGTCGCTATATCAACTTATAGATATCCGTCCCAAGCCCCGGCCACCTTGATGTAATCAAAGTCCGCCTGCGGTTAGAGGCAGAGCCTCAAAAAACTCTCCTACGGGGAGTTCTGGACTCCCACGAGCAGCCGGGCTGCTTTAACTGTTTCTTCGCAGCAGTCTCCTCATATAATGTCTATATGCTACACGGTCGGAACGTGTAATGTAACTGCCGTCTATATCGAAAAAGGTTGGAAGAGGGAGCTTGAGGTCTCCCCCCTCCTGGGTTGCAAAGTGTGCGCCCGACCTATTAGGTCGCTCTCCTACGGTACAGTCCTTAGGCATGCCCATTCTTTCCCACCTTAACCGCCTGTATAAATGTTTACACGGTTTACCTACCTGAGTCCAAGCTGTAGAACACCATGGACATGGTCGGTTTGGTCGAAGTTGATTTGTTGGGGCTTTTGGTTCAGAGCCCTTCGGGCCACCCAAATCTGAAGGGATAGGGCTGGGGCAATTCATCCCTTCCAACTCCACCCAGATTCTCTAACACATCGAGCGCATCGGCGCAATGGAGATTTTTTCCATCGTGTTTTGAATCGTTTACCGCAAGTAATGCAATGGGTTATCATGACCAATACCTCCATTCTGCATGACAATATGCTTGACAGTTATAACAATATTCAATCTGTGTCCATTTTGAATTTTTAACTGATATAGCTTGCTGACAAGTTGGACAAAACCAACTAATCATTATACTAACTCCATTACTAAAGTGCTAACAGCTCTCTTCGTATATTCGTTATTATTACCGCATAAGTGTCTCACTTCTCCGTCTTTAAACGCTAACCACATAGAATCATCGTTTACACATGCAATTATACCACCATGCATATGTGACATAAAATGTACAGTATAAGCTGTACCATCTCCAGGTTGATATCGATCTACAACCCATCCATTTTGCGCAGGATAAATCATCCCGATACTCATTGAGTATTCCCCCCTTCAAATATAACCTCTAGAAACTCAGTTAAATTATCCGGTTTTCCTTGAGGAAATACCGGTTTCCAAGTCCACTTACCGTCTTTCTTAATTCTCCAATATAACTTCCCAGCCATATATTGTCGTGTATACATTTACACTTAAAGGTTTTGTATACAACATCTCTTTTTCTTATCATAAAGATTTGTTATTGTTTTATTGCCAATTATTTTCGGTATAATCGTTTCTTTTTCTTCGGTCTAATAAAACGAGGTGCCGATTCTAGCTTACTTTCGGTTTGCTGGGAAGACATCACCTCAGCTAGAATCGACTCTGTATATGTAGGATAAGTCACATCAGGAGTTTGTGAATTTAACTTATCTCCTACGTAATCCATAACCGCATGTTGTAGCGGTTGGATAATAAATGCGTACACCATAAAAGGTACTATACCACCACTGGCCTTCGCGGTCAAAGAGACGGCACGTACTACGTTCGAACGCTCAAGTGGTTGATTTATATGCTGAGAGATATCGACACTTGTTGAACTATACATTTGGTTCATTGCGGTCCCGCGATCGCTACTGTATTGAACAGGTGCTTGCGGTCTCATCTTACAATCCCACCATTATCATTAACTGCTCGTGT